TATTCCATATCTGAATTGTCACCTGAAATTTCAGCTTCTCTCTTCATTACTTCTAGTGCTGACTTGCCTTCCATTTTCGCTTTCGCTACACATAAAGTGTGGAAACCTAACGGAAATCTTTTCTGCTCCTTAACTTCTATTCTTGTGTTCGTATGGTCTCTGTTTTGAAAGTCTTTTATAATACCTTCTACATTGTCCAAATCAAACCCCTTACTTTTCGCTTCAGCTTTTAGCTCGGTCTTTCCTAACTCTTTAGCTTCCACTAACTTAGCATCTAAATCCTTTTTAGACACTTCTATTATAGAATTTGCTTCCATAATTATACCTCTTTATTATTTGAATTGTCGTAATCTTTTAAGCTAAACTTTACTACTTCCTTTGCTTCAGGAACTTCTGCTGGAACTTCTTTCATTTTCTCCATTGCAGTCTTTACGGCTTTGTCAATTATCTCTTCAATATCAACGCCCTTTTCAGGTTGCTCTTCACCGTTAGTTGCTCGGCTCTTTATTCTAGTAAGTGCTTCTATACAAACATCTATATCTTTAATGTTTGCTTTACTCAATACCTGTCCACCTTTCTCTTCGGTTTTCATAATATTATCCTCAATTATTTTTAATGAATCTTTAATTTCAATATAATGGTTTTCTATGTTTTCAGCTTCTATGCCAAATGCCTTGATTAATCCACCGTAGTTTGATTGGATGGTTACTACCGATATTTCTAGTAGTTCAGATTTGCTAATATTTCTTATTTGTGAATATCCGTTTTCTCTTTCCTCTTCGGTTGCTATTCTGACGCTAGATTTCTTAGGAATAAAGCCTATTGATATTCCTTTCAAATATCCTTCTTCTATATACTCTTTTATCTTGTCTATTTTCGCTTCGTTCTCTTTGAATTGAATCCACGCGTTAAGCTGGTTTCCTATCATTTTCAATTCAACCGTTCTACCGATTGGTAGCTCCTGACTTTGGTGCATCCAAAAAACTAAGGGGTTTTTCATATAATGACTGAAGTCCATTCCTTCCAAATCTACAAAATCACCATCTCGGTCAACTTTGTTTTCTGACGCTACTACGTGCAAAACCTCTATGCCGTCTTTAAGAACAAAACCTTTTAATTCACTAATAAAATTCATATCGACCTATAAAAAAATAGGGTATATCCTTAATAGAATACACCCTGTTTATAAAACTTTGTGCCTTGTGTCATTTCATACCATTTATCACGCAATCTTTGTATATCTTGTCAATTAAGGACTTGACTCTTACCGTCTCGCCTTTATGAGCATATTCAGAATATAGGAACTCTCTTATCTTATTAAGTTTTTTCCTATGCTCTGAACTTATACGCTTTGCTAACATAACAAATCCATTTAACAATTCCAAATTTTATGTTGTTTTTTTAAGGTCGCAACAATCTTAAATAGCATCTGCACTCTATATCCTCTGATGCCGTTCCACTATCCCCAGGTCTTAATGCAGTTACTTTTTCACCGTCTTCAGATAAAACGAATGAGCCTGTCGGGTTCATCACTTTACCGTCTAACTTTACGTGGCTCGGTCTTACTCTACCATCTCTTTTAGTTACCCATACCTTATTTAGATTTTTCTTGATTGCTACGGCTAAAGTCGAAGCGTTACGGACTTGCGTTGAAGTATTCCTAGATATTTGCCTTGCCTTTGACTCTGTAAAAACATCATCGAAATATTCTGAAGTGTTTTCTACTACTAAGTTACTTAGCTCTGTACGGCTCAATTCTTGATTGTTTTGTAGGGTTGTTGTTATACGCTCTTTCAGGTGTTTATGCGTATTCAGTACGGACTCTTTTACTAAATCTACTTGCTTCTGAATTATAGCGTTTGTCTCTTTGTCATAATCACTTTCAACATCATTTAAGTCTAGCTCCCTTTCAGTCTTATTGATATTGAATTTCGCTTGTCTCCCAGCCTCTTCTGTAATTATATCACCAAATATAGTTTGCCACTTTGGAATATCGAATATGATATTCGTATTAATTACTTCAGCTTTTATATTTGTTTTCACTTCTTTCCCTAACGACCTAAAGGTGTTCAGGAGTTTTTTCAAAAGACTGACTTCTCCATTCTTTACTTCTGCATCAGTTTCGTACCAATACTTCGTGTTTGAATTGAAGTTTTTTTTTCCGATAGGTCGATTACCTCTGCCGTTGGTGTGTTCGGGTTTTCTAAGACTTTTAACCCAGTTTTTTTATAGCCGTTAGCTTCCCTGTATTCGTCCAAATCTATTGCACCGTTGTTATATAGTGTCGAAGTTTTCCTTAACTCAAATTCATCGTTTCTAAATAACTTCGGATTGTGTTTGATTCTTACGTCTGTTAGTCTTTTGAAATATTGATTGAAGTATTGTGCAATCTTGTTTGCTCTGGGGTCTGTTACCTTTTCATTCAATACCTGTATCGTATCATTTGCAGTTGCTCTCGTATTGTACTTCCCTGTAAGGATTGTATCGGCAACAAAAAATACGGCTGATACTATTTCACGTAAGTTTGCAAGGGACTCGCTATTAACGGAGTTTGCTCCACCATTCACATCTGATAACGGTAGGGGTCTAATACCCATCGGCATAAAAGCCTGTGCCTGATATTTCGGACTCTTTATGGTGCTATTATAATCATTCAAAAACTGCCTTGCTTCGCTGGAAGTTATCTCATCATTATCAACACCTAAAATAAACGGCATTACTCCATCACCTGAATAATACGTTTCCATAAAGTCTAACTTCTTTTGAATTATTTCGTGAACATCTTGTACTGCATTCACTAAGTCTGACTGCCCTTCATAAAAGTTTTCCGTTAATATTTCGCTAGGACTCATATCTTTAATATGTATCATATCTTCGGCTGGTACTTTGAAAGAGCCTTTCCCTAGATTAACATTATAGCTGATTACCTTTGTTCCTACGCCATTTATCGTTACTCTGTTTGCTGGAATAATTTGTAGCTCTGCTATTACATTCTTTCCACCTATAGTTATGTATTGAGGGAGAACATAAGCATTCCCTTTCAAGTCTAACCACATTGAAATATTATATGCTAAATCCGACCATACATAATTGCTATTCGGGTTTTGCTTTAATATGTTCGCCCAATGTTCGGGATTTTTTAGCTCCTCTTCATTTTCATAGAATCTTAAATCGGCATTAGCTAACTCCATTGCTCGGATATTCATACAGGCAAAGACATAGCTTTTCTTATAGTCGAATAAACTAGCTCCGTTACTCTTTGCGTATGTTTGCAGTCTTTGTGTCAATGGATTACCACCTACACTTTTTACTAACCCTTTTATTATTCCCATAGCTTTTTATACTATTACGTATAACCCTGTTTTATTTAACCTATTAAAAGCATAAGCACCACCGTCAACTTGGTCGTCTTCATAGTCACCTATGCCTGTAAAATTCTGATGTTCTTCTATAAACTTCATTGCCCACTTAGTTCTAGTATCTATTAAAACTCTGCCGTCATTCCACGCTTCTGCATAACCTAACGCTCTAGTATATTTGTCGCCTTTCGGTTGCAACGCAAAACTCGGCACTTCTTTTTTTATCATATCATATACGGCTTTTTGTGGTCCGTTAGCTTCGATTCCTACCCTTATCTTATACTTGTTATATACTTGCTTCAGTAGTTCTATTGTATAATCTATTTTCTTTTGGTATCTATGCACTTCTACAATATAATAAATATTTTCTTTTCTACCCATAACAATTATTGCTGAGTTGTCTGCATTTGTTTTTTCCGTATATGCTAAGTCACAACAAATCGTATAAGTCAATCCTTCAGGTAGCTCTGTATATGTTCCAAAGTCTTTGAACAACTTGTCCTCTTTTGCTCTCGGCAAACCCTGATATAACGAAGCAAAAGCGTGTGCTGAGTGCTTCTCTGTTTTCTTCAGCTCTTTAAGTGGGTATCTTGATTCCCATAATGCAGTTCCTATTGCCCTATCTGTTTCAATTTCTTTTTTCCCTTCATAATCTAAGCCGTCTTCTATTGCTGGAATCCTTACGAAATCATACTCACTACGCTCTTTCATTAGCCTTCCAATCAAATCATCTTCGTGCCACCTAGTATGTACTACCAATATTGACGCATTTGGCTCTAGCCTTGTTTCAGCTACGTAAACAAACCAATCCCACACCTTGTTTCTTATCGTCTTAGAATAGGCGTCTGCGTGATTACTAAAGGGGTCATCTATAATTAACAAGTCAACTCCTTGTCCTGTTAAGCTACCACCTATTGCAGTAGTAATTATTCCACCGCCTTCTTTTAATCTAAATTCTGACCGATTATTCAACTTCGGGTGCAAGTCCCATCCTAATTCATCTATTAGCTGGTGACATTTTACCGCTTTACTTACTGATTGTGTTTGCGAATAACTTATATAACCTATTGTTTTACCTTTGTTCTTAGATAAAAAATAGGTCATACCGAATACTGATGTTTCGGTTTTGGCATGTCTTGGTGGAACTGTTAAAGATAAGTATCTTGTTTTCCCTTCGGTCACATCGTTAAAAAAGTCCATTAAGGGTTGTAGGTGGTCTGGACTTTCATAGTCTGATTTGTTTTGGACAATAAACGCTCCTAAATCTCTACCAGCTATATGATTTAATTTATCCTTATAAAGTTCAAGTTTTTTTGTTTTTATCAATAACTCTTCCAATCCGTTCTAATTCCTCATCTATTTCTTCTTCTGTTTTTTTACTATCAATATCACTATATATATTTATATTTTCTTGTAATATTTTCTCGTATGCCGAATCCATTAATTCTCTAAATGCAACTACGTTCCCACTTTGGAGAACTGACTTCAGCATAGAAAAAACCATCGCATCAACAACTTGTAATTTTTGAACTTCACCTGTGAAGGGATTCTTCATTTCAGTTTCAATTTCTAATGCTTCTAGTACAATGTTTTTTCTTGTCCTAGCTCCTTTGGGTCTTCCGCTCCTGTTAATTCGTGGGTCTCCTTTTACAAAGGGTTTCCCCTTTTTCAAATTTTCGTTCATCATTTATACCCTCTGTTTTCCGTCTGTTAATCTTTTGTAAGACTTATTATACCGTCAAAATATTCTTTAGGTACTAAATCCAATAATTGCGTTTCTGAATACGCCCTTCTGTACACGTTTTTTGTGTTCCTTTCTACTAATAACGTTGAACGCCTCGAATGTGTTTTCTTCA